TTGTACCTGCCGGATGAGACACGTTGGCTTGAGAAGGGTTCTCATGGCTGGCAGGTCGTGGATGTTGACCGTCACCGGTTGGGCCGTGTGCCGTTGGTGATGTTCTTGAACCGCCGGCGTCTTGGTTCATGGGATGGCGTGTCTGAGTTCGAGGATGTGAAGCCTCTCGCTGATGCTGCTGCTCGTGCGTTGACGAATCTGCAGTTGGCCGCTGAGACCCATTCGGTGCCGCAGAAGTGGGCATTGGGTGTCGATTCGGCGGACTTTGTTGACAAGGACGGCAATCAGATCCCGCGTTGGCAGGCGTACTTCAATGCGATCTGGGCGTCGAAGAACAAGGATGCGAAGCTGGGGCAGTTCAGTGCGTCTGACCTGAAGAACTTCCATGACACGGTGACGCATTACGCGCAGCTGGCGTCGTCGGTGACTGGTCTCCCGCCAACGTACTTCGGTATCACGACGGTCAATCCTGCAGCAGAGGGCGCGATTCGCGCCTATGAGTCGCGCCTGGTGTTGAACGTGGAGAATCATCAGGCGGAGTGGGGAGATGGCTGGGGTTGGGTGATGGGGCTGTATGAGCGGTTCCGCACTGGTGAGTGGGTTGATGGTTCGCGCATCAAGACTGAGTGGTTCGACGCTGGTACGCCAACGTATGCGCAGCGCGCTGATGCTCTGACGAAGATGTACGCGAATGGTCAGGGTCTTCTGCCGCGTCGTGGCGCGTTGGAGGAACTGGGTTTCTCTGACCCGAAGATTGACCGCTATGACGGGTACTTCGCGGATGAGGCGGCTAGCGCGTTTGGTTCTCTGCTGAAGGAGGATCCGCCGGTTGATGCTGGTGAGTCCTGATGGTTGCCCCTGAGTCTGCCGTGCGTCATTACATGCGGGTGCAGCGTTTGAAAGCTGCAGCGCAGTTGAGGGCGCGTCGCACGTGGGCGCTGGTGGATCCGGCGCATATCGCTGATTCGTGGGCTGCGATCCTGTCTGCTTCGGCGCTGGTGGATGATGTTTCGTCTGCGCAGGTTGAGGCTGCTGTGAGCGCTTCGTCTTATGGCGCGTCTGCCCTGGCGGATCAGGGCGTGTATGACGCACCGGACGCTTTCGTTGATCCTTCTGCGTTCGGTGGGTATGCGGGTTCTGGTGTCGCACTGAAGGATGCCCTGCAGGGTGGATCGGCCCGCGCATTGCACCTGATCAAGACGGGGGCCGATACGGCGAGTGCGTTACGTCAGGCTGGTGGCCTGGTGGAGATGCGTGCTGGTACTGCAGTGTCTGATGCTGGCAGGTCTGCTGCAGGCGTGGACACGTTCACTCGACCACGGACCGGGTATGTGCGGATGCTGAATCCCCCGTCGTGCTCGCGCTGCGCGGTGTTGGCCGGCAAGTTTTACCGGCACAATCAGGGGTTCCTTAGGCACCCTCGGTGCGATTGCACGCATATCCCCACGATGGAGAACATTGCGGGTGATGCGACCACCGATCCTTACGCGTACTTCAAGAGCCTGGACGGGGACGATCAGGATCGGTTGTTCACGAAGGCTGGCGCGCAGGCGATCCGTGATGGTGGCGATATTTTCCAGGTGGTGAACTCGCGGCGTGGCATGTCTGCGAATGGGACGACCACGTTGGCGGGTACGACGAGGCGTGCGGTATGGGGCGGCATGAATCGCGGCAAGGTTCGTTTGACGCCTGAGGGTATTTACCAGATGGGCTTGTCGCGTGCTGAGACGTTGAGCATGCTCAAGCGGTACGGATACATCCTCCCTGGTGGGCAGGATCCAGCAGGCGTGCTGGGCGGCTCGGTGCGCGTGAACTACGCGAACACGATGACGGAAGCGCAGAAGCGTGTTCAGGCGGCGCGGCTGAACTGGGAGGCAGTGCAGCAGGGTCGTCATCCGCAGTCTGGTCGCACACTGACACCTGCTGAGGCGGCTCGTTACGAGGACGCGTACCGCAAGACCCTTGCCCGTGGTGGCGAGATCTACTTGCCCGGCGAGTGAGCCGGGCACACATTCCTTCCCCTTGGCGCGAGGCTTTGGGGTTCTTTCCGCGATGGAGGAAATCATGTCGGAGACGACGAACACTGAGGTGCCCGCAACCGAGCAGGCGCCAACGGACGAGCAGCAGGACCAGAAGCCGAACGACGCGTCGAACGATGAGTCGCTGAGGCCGGAGGGGCTGCGTGCGCTGCAGGCCGAACGGGAAGCCCGTAAGGATCTGGAACGCCAGCTCAAGGAGTACGAGGACCGAGACAAGTCGGATCTGCAGAAGGCCCAGGAAGCGGCTCAAGCTGCCGAATCTGAGTTGACGCAGATCCGAGTCCAGAACCTGCGTAATGAGGTGGCGCTCGCGAAGGGCGTCCCTGCGGATCTGGTGCAGTTCATGACCGGCGGCGATGAGGAATCGCTGTCGTCTCAGGCTGACACGTTGTTGTCTCGCCTCACGAGTCCCCCGACATCCCCGAAGCCGGATCTGACGCAGGGCGCGTCTGGTTCGGATGGCCCGAAGTCGACCGCTGACATGTTCGCGGCGTTCGCTGAGGGTCGATTCAACTGACCAACACTTTTGTGAAGGAGGCTGGCCAACATGGCTGGTATCGACACCAACCGCACCACCGCTGGTGCGTCTGATCTGCTCCCGAAGCAGATCTCATCCGAGATCTGGGCCAACGCTATCGAGGAGTCTGTGATCATGCAGGCTGCCCGTCAGATCCCGCTGCCGGGTTCCGGCGTGACCGTCCCGATCATCACGGGCGACTCCGAGGCCGACTGGGTCGCTGAGACCGCCGAGAAGCCGGTTTCTCAGGCGACCCTGGGCAGCAAGTCCATCACCCCGTACAAGCTGGCCGTCATCGAGCTGTTCTCTGATGAGTTCCGCCGTGATCTGACCGCCGTGTATGCGGAGCTGGCTCGCCGCCTGCCGAAGGCCTTGGGCACGAAGTTCGACGCGACCGTGCTGAACGGTACGGCGCCGGGGTCGAACTTCGATGTGCTGACCAACAGCACTGCCGTGACCGTGGACGCCACGGACACCATCGGCGATCTGGCCAACGTCCTGACGGCCGTTGGCGCGACCGGTGCTGACGTCACCAAGTGGCTGATCTCCCCGCAGGCCGAAGGCCGCATCATGACCGCGAAGGACGGCCAGGGCAACTACGCATTCCTGCGTGACGCTCGCACCGACTCCGGCGCCATCGGGTCCATCTTCGGTCGCGACGTTCTCAAGTCCAAGGCCGTCTACGCTGCCGGCACTCCGAACGTCATCGGCTTCGCTGGTGACTTCGCGAACTCCGCACTCTGGGGTTCCGTGGAGGGTATCAAGGTGGACATCACTGACAACGCGACCGTGAACAAGGGTGGTACCCAGGTGAACCTGTGGCAGCGCAACATGTTCGCCGTCCGCGCTGAGATCGAGGTCGGGTTCGCAGTGAAGAACGCGGCCCACTTCGTGAAGCTCACCGACGGTGCAACCGGAGGCGGCGAAGGCTGATGCTGCTGGTGAATCCGCACACCGGGAAGACGGTGGATGCACCGGAGAACCTGGCTGAGCAGTTGAAGGCTGCCGGGTTCACCGATGCTCCGACCGTGAAGCCCGCGACGAAGCCGCGTGGACGCCGTTCTACCAAAGCCGATTGAGAGGGGGCGGTCATATGCCGTATGTGACCCCCGACGACGTTGCTGCTCGCATTGGCCGCCCCCTCACAGCTGCTGAAGCTGAACAGGTTGCGGTCTGGGAGGCTGACCTTGTCGCTCTGGTGGAGGCGAAGGGTGTGGACCTTGCGGCGCGCATCGCGTCTGGTGCATTGTCCGCTGCTGTGGTGACTGCAGTGTTCGCGTCGGCAATCATCCGCGTGTTGCGTAACCCGAAGGGGCTACGCCAGCGTACGGAGTCGATTGACGACTACTCCATCACGGAGACAGTGGACACGACAGCATCTGCCGGCGCGATCTACTTGTCTGATGATGAGTGGGATCTACTCGCGCCAGGGTCGACTGGTGAGGCGTTCACGATTCGGTCCTATGGTGAGCCTGGTCATCGTTATGGTGCATGGGTTCATCCTGACCAGTGGGTGCCGTACTCATGACGGCGCCATCAGTGGTCATGGAAGGGCGTGCTGCAGCTGAAGCCCTGATGGGTGACGTATGCAAGGTGACGCGCATTGATGACACGGGCGATCCTGTCGTCTTGCCTGATGGGTCTGTTGGGTATCCGCGTGTGACCGTGTGGGGGCCTGGTGTTCCTGACGATGGCGGTGGGCGTTGCAAGGTGACGTCGGGGCAGTCCGCGAACGTTGCTGATAGTCCCACGGTTGGCGGTCACGCCTACCTGGTGGAGCAGCAGATGATCCACCTTCCGGTGTCGTCTCAGTGTCTGCCAGATGATGAGGTGGAGATCCTTGAGTGCAATCTTGACCCCGATCTGGTTGGCCTGACGTTCCGTCTGTCGGAGAAGCCGCGAGGGCGCTTCAAAACGGCTGACCGTTGGTCTGCGGATTTGGTGACGCGATGAGTGACGGTGCTGAGGAACTGCGCGGGTATGCCCGGGATCTTGGTGTTGTTGCGATGCATCTGACGCCGAAGGTCGCTGAGGTGATGGAGCGTGGCGCGGTTGAGATTAAGAAGCAGATGAATGCTGATCTTGCCGGGTCGCGTCACTTCAGGGGCATCGCAGGTTCAGTGAACTATGACCGCAAGGTTGGGGCCGGTTCGGTGGATTACGAGATTGGCCCTGACAAGGGGTCTCATGGTGGCGCGCTGGCGAATGTGGCGTACTTCGGTACGTCTCGCGGCGGCGGCACGGTGGACCTTGAGGGGCCGTGGCGTGCTGAGGCGGAGATCATCGCTGATCAGATTGACGCGCTGATGGGTAGGGAGGTTGGTGGGCTGTGACAGTTCATGCTGACTTTCTTGCTCGCGTGTCTGGGATTGTTGGCCCGGTTGTCGTCTTCGACGAGAAGGTGCCCGCGAAACCGCCTGCAGCGTATGTGCTGGTGAGTGCGATCAATCCGCGTCCGATCTCGCGTTCTCTGGCACGGTCCCGACATGGGTCGGATAACCGTTGGCGCATCACGGCGGTGTCCAACGAGCCTGTTGGGGTTCGGTCCATCTCCTCATCCCTGGATTCGTTGGACGGCTCTCGTGTTAGCGGGCAGCGGGTCGAGGAAGTGGACACGGGGATGGGGATCACGGAGGACGCTGACGTGATCGTCAACGGATTCCCGGTCTGGTACACCAAGCGGGATTTCCGGCTGCCGCAACCCATCTAGACAACCGCATGAGTAAGGCCCTCGTCGCATCCGCGACGGGGGCCTTACTCATGCCCGGAAACAGGAGGTGCGCGCATGTTCGTGCGCGTCAAGGACAAGGACACGCGCCACGAGTTCGACGTACCGGAAACGGACCGCCGGATCGGGGACTGCCTGTCCCTTGTCAACAAGCCCGCCTACCCGCCATCCGTGGCGCCGAGGCGGATCAAGTACAGCATCGCTCCCGCCCGGGACGCGGTGAACACCAAGCCGTCGCCAGTCAAGGCGGCGGAGAAGGAGGAAGCCCATCATGAGTGAGATCCCCTCTACCCCCGCTGACGGCAACGTCAAGGTCGTCTTCGTGCCGGCCATCGCCGACACTGCCGCTCCGAAGCTGTCCGAACTGACCGCCGCGTCCGTCGTGGATATCAGCTGCTACCTCACGGAGTTCACCCCGTCGGTGGATGAGTCCGAGATCGAGGATGAGCGCCTGTGCTCCACGGAGACGTTCGAGCAGCCGGGCCGCATCAAGCATTCGCTTGAGGGCACCTACATCGACAACACCAACTCGCCGGATGACGACCAGAACGCTGCAGCGGAAACGCTGGTGCGTGGTGTCGTCGGGTTCATCGTGCAGCGTCGTGGCGTTCCCTTCGATACCGCGTTCGCCGCCGACCAGAAGGTCAAGGTGTGGCCGATCAAGGCTGGCGTTCAGAACTCTGTCGCACCTGAGGCGAACTCGGTGCTGAAGACGCAGCAGAAGTTC